CCGGCCGGCGCCATGCCCAGGTGTAGGAAACGGGCATTGCCGCGCTGGCTGATGCCGAAGCGGGTGAACTTCAGGTTCATCGCCAGCCGCAGGATCTCCACCGCGTCTTCACCACGGCAGCGCACGTCAACGGCCAGGCCGGTGCAGTGTTCACCTGGTGCGGGCTTGTTCACTTCCACTGGGTGCTTCGGGCAGCGGTAGGCGCTGCTCAGAGCCATCGGCCGGCCAAACTGCTGACGCAGGGTCACCAGCTCGACCATAAACGCCGGATCCATCTCGGCGCCGGTGCTGTTGCATTTGCCGCATTTGCAGCGCAGTTCAGCCGCGGCGAAGTGCGGCCAGGTGGTGAGGCTCATCGGCGTTGTCCTTGCTCGGAAAGAGACTCGCAGGGCGTGCAGCGGACTTTTCCGCCCAGGGCACGGCGCTTCTCGGGAATCGGGTTTTCGCAGTCCCGGCAGTGGGTCCGGCTTGGCCCGATCGGGCGCACCTGGGCAAGCTGGGCCGCGATCGCCTGGTCACGCTGGCGTTGCTCCAGCGCCTGGGCACGGTCGAACGGGCAGACCATCAGCGCAGGCCCTCGATCTCGGTAGCGTCCAGGTACGGCACGCCGTTGATGCGGATGAAGTCCGGGCTGGTGACGTCAAACGACACCTTATGCTTGGATTTCTCGCCGCCCTTGGGATCGACGGCCAGCAGGCTGGACACCTTCAATTTGCAGCCGAAGGCCTCGACGCGCAGCTCCTCATCGCCGGCGGCAGCGAAGAACACCACGTCGAAGGTTTCCATCTTGCGAAAGCTGCCCGCCGATCGGGCGGCCTCGATCAGCAAGTTGAAGTTGCTGGTGTCGAATTCCATCTCGCCGCTGGCCGAGACGTCGCCGTCAACGTGCCCGTTGGGCACGCCTTTGCTCTGCGCCACGGCGGTGTTGTCGGTGATATCGAGGGTGATGTTGTCGACGTGTACCTGCAGGTCGCCCAGGTTCACGTCGAAGTTCTTGCCGCCAATACGTGCGGTCATGGGGGCTACTCCTGGTTGTCGTCAGAAAGGTCGAGGGCGATGTTGGCCGTCAGGTCTTTCGGGCAGTTGAGCGGGCGGATCTTGATGTAGATCTCGACCTTGGTTTTGCTGTGCCACACCAGGACGATGTCGCCGTCCTGGGGCGATTCGATCTCACCCGGGAACACCTGGCCGGCGAAGGTGGTGGACTTGGCCATCTGGCGAAGTGGCTTCATGAACGCGCTGATCGCGGCGGCCATGCTGTTGGGCGTGTTGTTCAGGCGGCGATCGCCGACACGACGGATCAATAGCGGACGAACCTGGCGGGCAGCCTTATCCGCCAGGCGCAGGTACTCGACTACCTGGAAATCGCTTGCCGGCGCATCGAGCATGTTGCCGTCGCCCCAGAACACGCCCGGGTAATCGGGATAGGTCTGCGACACAGAGAAACGGGCTTTATCCAGTTCGCTACGGATCGCGGACGGCAACGGCACGCCTTCCTTGTCGACAGGAACGGAGCCCAGGCCTAACACCGCGCCCGTGGCGACACGCATGGGGCTGTCGGCAATGCTCACGGCTACATCGGTCAGTCGACCGGCCAATACGCCCAGGTCGTTGCCGTGCAGCTGCGGCACGACCAGGACACGCGGCGCGGCCAGGTCTGCGGTGATTGCCATCTGCTCGAGGAGGTATTCCGCCCAGGTCTGCTGGACAGTGATGCCGACGCTTGCCGCCATGACGAACGCACGACGACCGTAGGTGTTGTTCAGTGCCACGGCCGCGTCATGCATGGCCGACAGTTGCGCGCCGGCGGTCACCGGCTTGGTGATCACCACCGCTTCGACGGAAAAGCCTTGTTGCTGGGCTCGTTCCAGGGCTTCGGACCACTCGCCGTCTGCAGCGATCGGAGCGGCCAGGCACGCCCAGCGATCGCCACCATTGAGGCGTGCGGCGGTGATCTGGGTTTTCAGGTCACTGGCCGGAATGCCCAGGGCGCCGTCGAGGTCGCTATCGGTGTTCAGGGCGAGCAACTGGCCGACGTTTTTGGCGCCGGTGCCGATGAAGAGGAAATAGCGTTCGATCTCAGTCACGGCACCTTGGCCCAGATTGAGATTGTTTACGCTGACTTTGCCGAGTGCCATGCAGTGCCTCGCTAGCGGGGAGAATTAAGGATTTGTTGGAGCACCTGGTTCAGCAGCAAGCCGGTGTCTCGTTCGGTGCTGACGCCGATGAACTGGCGCTTCGGCAAGGTGATTTCCCAGCTCTGCGCGCCGCTGCTCTCGGTTTTTTCGTCGTCCAAAATGCGGATCAGCAGCCCCGCTTTGGCGTAGTTCACGTGTTCTTGAATCCAGGCCACTGACGGCCTGGTCAGGGTCTTTTTGCCTTCCTGGCGGACCTTGAAGCCCAGGCGGCGCAGCCGTTTTGCCTGCTTGTCAGTGGCGGCCAGGCCGGCGGGAACGTTGTTCCAGCGCTTCATCTGGGCAGCCGTGCGGCGCTCGCTGACGCCGTTATGTTGCTGAGCCGCGACCCAACTGGTCAGGGCGTTACGCCAGCCCAGTTCGGCTTCATCGGCGCTGACGCGGGTGACCAACATCAGTTTGGCCAGCCCCGCTTCCATCTTCTTTTTGCCTTTGCCCGAGCCTTTGCGTTCCTCGAACGGCGTACCGTCCAGGTTCTGCTGATCGCGCACGCGCTTGCGGCTCATCGTCCGCACGCGCTTGGTCACGTTGTTCAGCAGACGGCGTCGCAGCTGCGGCGGCAGGCTCAGCAAGGCCAGTTGCTCGCGCACGCCCAGGTAGCCCCGAGCATCGAGCTCGAAGGTGCTACGACCGGCCATGGCTGGACACCTCGCCGTGCTCGGCAACCCAGAGGTCAAACGGCACGAACGACCAGGTCTTACCGAACGCCAGGATCTCGCCGGCGGAATCCTCGGCCAGGTACTGGGGCTCGATGAACTCCAGGGTGATGTCCACGTCGGCCAGGTCGTTGTCGAGCATGGTGATGTCGAACTTCGCCGCCGGCAGATCGTCGCGGCCCTGGTCGTTGCTCTCGAGCCAACTGCCCACCAACGCCATCAGACGCCCCGGGTGATCGGCGAAACGCTCCAGGGCGATCGTGGCGCTGTAACGCATGTCACCCATGCGCATGCCGCCGACGTCGGGCTTCCAGATCAGTTCCAGATTCACCTGGTCGGTCCAGCTGTCGAGCTGTTCAGGCTCCACCAGCCGACGCTCGATCAGGTACGTGGTGAGGGCGCGGAGTTTGATCACAGCAGCGCCGCCGTAATGCGGCCACGGCCCTGCAATGAGCGGACGGCCTGCTGGCTGAATTCCAGGAAGGTCTCGCCACGCTCGGGCAATTCTTTGCCGGTGTTCTCTGCGCTTTCACGGCGGGTGACGGTGGCGAACTGGGTCAGCAGGCTGGCCTTGGCGCGGCAGTACACGGCGCGTTTGTACGTCGCTACGTGAAATGTGCGCTCGGGCAGCACCGTGGTGTCCGCAGATTCCACGGTGGTGACGCCCACGTTCTGCCATTGGCTTTTGCGCTTGGCCAGATCGTGATTGACCTCGATCATCGCCATGGTCAAATCAGTGACCAGCATGTCTACCAGGTACTCCGCCGGCAGGCGGTAACCCTTCTGGAACTCGGCCACGGAGAGGTCCGGCCAGAAACCGTCGTTCTCGATCGCCTGTTCCACAAAGGTCGTGGGTTTCCCGGAAAAGCTCATTGCTGGGCACTCGAATAGGGGCGGGAAAACTGTTTCAGTGGGTCAGGGCCATAAATGGTTGGCTCACATCCACAGTTTCTCGCCGGGGGGGTAGTCGGGTTATTCGGCGGCTTTGTTAGCCAGTTCTTTTGCCAGCGCCTTGCGAGCGCCTTCCAGTCGCGTGCCCACACCAACGGCGGCGTGCAGCTCAGTGGCGCGTTCAAAGTGGGTGATGGCCTTCGTCCACTCCCTGGCGTCCAGGGCGCGGATCCCAAGCAACTTGTGGTACTTGGCCGGGATCTGCTCAGTGAGCTTCCATTCGCCATCGACACGCGGCAACAGGTCGGACACATACGGTTCAGGGCTGCGACCGGCCTTCTGCTCGGCCTCGGCCCACTCGATCACCGCATCCGCGACAAAGGTTGGCACGTCGCGCCTGAAGCGCTCAGGCATCGGTTGGTTTTGCTCCATGGCGAAGTTCGCCAGGTCCAGACCTGCTTCGAATTGCACCGTATCGAACAGCCAGACCAGGACCTGCATCACTACCGAGTTCGGGAAACTCAATCCGGAATCGCGGTAGCGCTGCACATAGTCCAGGTACTTGGGCAGCAGCTCGTCACGCTTGAGCTGCTGACGCAGTTCGCGGCTGTTGATCGAGCTGACGCGTTCCAGGTCCTGCGCCAATGCGTCTTCCATCAGCTTCAGATGTTTCTTCGCATTGGCAGGACTGGACAGCGCCGTGTCGGACGAATAGGCCACAGCTTTGGCACTGGCACCGGCGTTCACGGGACCATCAGCGATCAAGCGGCGCTTGTGCGCCAGTGCCAGGCTCACGCGGTCACCAGTTCGATGTTTTCAGTCATCGCGAACTTTTCCAGCTGCTCGATCACATAGCCTTCGTTACGGCTGTTGTAATCCTCGACGCGGGAGCGTTTCGGGTTGTCGATGGTTTGCTTGCGCCAGCTGGAGTCCTGGAAGTAGATGGACAGGTTGTCGAAGCTGGTAACCACCACGGCATTGACCGGGAAGAACGGCACGCTGAAGCTCGGCAGACCGCCATAAGTCGCGATGACCTGAGCCTCTTCAATGCGTTCTTTCTCGGTTGGAACATCGCCTTGCTTCGCGTAGAGCTTGGCCTTGTCAGCGGCTAGCAGATCGCTGCCGATGATCGCGATCAAGTCGCCGCCATCGCGCAAACGCTCGTCGACCATCTGCTTGGTGTCGTGCACCAGGGCATCAAGGTTGGCGTAGTCGCCACCCACACCCAAAGTGACCTTGCCGACCTCCAGACCTTGCTTCAGGACCTGTTCTGGGATCTGTTCGCGAGCGATCTGCAGCCAGCCCTTGTTGACGTCCTGCAGCATAGGGTTGGCGACGATATCGCTCTGCACGGCAGCACTGGTGCCATGGAAGCCGATCATGATGCGATCGAGCGCGATCTGTTTCTGCACAGCCGCGGAGTACTTCTGATGGAAGTCCGGGAACTTCGCCCAGGCGTCGATTTTGGCGTATGGCAGGCTGACGTCGGACTCGGTGGAAAACAGCTCGTAAGTGTTTTCGTCGAGCGCCGAGCCGTCCTTGGCTTCACGGTCGGTGGTCTTGGTGTTGGTGCGGCCAGTCACAGGACCGGCAACGCCCAGGAACAATTTCTGACCTTTGATCTCGCTCACGGGAATGACGTTGATGCGCTGCAGGAAGTCCGACTTGGCAGTGATCGCCTCGTTCAGCTCTTGAGCGATTGTCGGCTCAACGCTGAACATTTTGCTCGCCAGCTCCACGCCGTAATTCTCGGCGATATCGAGCTGCATCTGCGCGAACATCTTCGCGCCATAAGCGCTAAGGGACTGAGCCATGTTAGAGCACCCGCTGTTTGGTGTCGGTGGAGCCGGTGGTTTTCGGCAGGATGCGGCCAACTGAGGTGTTTTTCAGCGCGCTGAACTCTTTTGTCAGCGCTGCCAATTGGGCGGCCAGGGTCTTGTTTGCATTGGCCTGGCTTTTACTCTTGAACTCGGTTTCGGCGCTGGTCACGACCGTATCGACAGCCGCCTGCACGTCTTCGACCAGTGCCGCGTCGGGTTCAGGCGCTGCGGCGGCAGCGACTTCGATCACTGCGTCTAGTCCTGCGACGATGATCAGGAGTTGATCGCGCAAGGCCTTGAGGGCCGTGCCGGTGGTTTCATCCATTTCGTTGTTCTCTTCGGGAGTTGTCGGGGTGGTTTTTTCAGGCACTTCGTCAATACCGAAGCGTTTGAACAGGCTGCTGAACATGCTCAGAAACTTACCGATGTCACCGGTTGGCTCGTCTTCTTTCAGCGCGCCGAGAGGCACGGCAGCGGCGTAATGCACAGGCTTACCGGTCTTACGGGAGAAGTAGAGTTCCTGAGTGCCGAGGCTGGCCGGCGAATCGGTCACGGCGAGGCCGGTCAGATAGGCTTTGCCGGTATTGGCAAAGTCCGGGGTGACCTCAATGCTGGTGAACAGTTTTTCACCCTGGTCATTGAGATAAAGCAGTCGCTGGTTCGGCTTCAACTGGGCTTCCAGCGCCACTTGGCCAGGCTGCAAATCGTCGGCGTTCTCAACCAAGCGCACGGCAAATACGGTGCCGTGAGCGCCTGGCCAGCGTTCGTGCTCGCACCAGATCGTCGCCGTATAGGTTGCGGTGCTGTAGGTCTCAGCGATATCACGCAGTTCCTGGGGAAGGATCTCGCGACCATCTACGGTCGGGCCGCTGGTGGCGACACGTTTCCAGAACGAAACAAGGGAACGGGGCATGGGCGTTAACTGCGCTCAATCGGTGATTTGAGCCGCCACGATATGCACCGGCCGACCACCAAACAAACGG